TTTTTTATTGTTGATTTACATAAGTAAATAGCTACCAGAGAAGTTAGAACATATCTTCATCGACAACCAAATACTTACGCGTGGACTGAAACCACTGCAACAAAACATTTTAATTAATCATCATATCGTCTACATCTATCATAGTTCGACAATATGGAATTAGGAATTTTAATCAGTTCCAAGAGTATCAGCAGCACCAATAGAATAACGAGCACTGCTACTATTCCACGAATCATATGGAATATATGACATTTCTTTCCACGAGCGTTTTATTACCCTTACATCAGACACATTGTGTTTGGTAAAATTTTTCATAGCCTCAACCCATGTCGGTAAATGTGTGTCAATTATATATCCTCTTTTAATCATTTTTTGGATATAAGAATCATCAGAAGTCAAATCAACCAATGGCGGGTATTGAGCATCAAGATTTTCATAAAGCTTAACGACCATATCAAATATCAACTTATTTGGAGCACTAGACCATGCGACACACAACAACCTGGATCGCAAATGATCAACAGTCAAATATTTTTCCGCGCTTAAAAATAATTTAGGCGCAATCTGATCAAACATCTTAACCATACAAATACTCATCTTTCCACGACACACAACAGGCAACAAAGAACATTTAAGAAAAGTGAATGTCGACGACAATGAGGTATAAAATCCATCAAACTTCAATAAGTTTTTAATTGGCCTCATCGTTTCAGGTTTAATTTCTTGATTAGTATATTTTCGCCATAAATCAATCCATAGTTGAACATCAAGAGGATGGTCAAATGCTTTTGCGTCATCATCACCATATACCAAATCAACAAAATTACAGTGCATATCATAAAATTCTTTATTGAATGGACCAGTAACCTTATGAACAATTTGTTGATGTTTATAATAAACAAATCGTGAGAATACTACGTTCATATACGAATTTAAAAATGACGTAGCATATCTACCAGACGCTAACACACCCGCAATTACATAAACACCAAAATTCGGATCTGCAATAGCTTTAACACACAGTGCACGTACGATAGCCCAAACAAACAATCGATTAATACGATTAATATTTTCTTGGCTATCACAATTATCAGCATCATAAAAACACGTACCAAAATCAATTTTACTTGCTAATTGCGTAAGACATACAACTAACATGAATTCAATAACATGCAAATCCCATTTCCTTTTATCAGAACAATAAACGGAATGAGTTTTACAAAATTGTTTATCGAAATCACATATCTCCTGCATTGACATATTCATCAACGTGGAATAAGGCATTTTAGTAATTTCACTAAGCAATTTCATTCCTGCATTTTGAGTAAAATTCATTCCAATTTTAATAGGTTGATTTGAGTAAACACCTGACTCATAACTTCCAAACCCTGCAAATTGACAAAAGG